CGTTGTTGGATTCACCACCCACTACAGTTAATTTTTGGAAGCAAACAAAATGCTAAATCTACTACAAGTGCGCAAGCCATCTGAAGAACACTCTTACCGTGTTTTTGGAGGACCACAGAAAAAGCTTTCTGTCGTCACACACGCTCTATACAAGAACTACCCGACTCGATTTGTCGAATCGATTGTTAATGGTTATAGACGTTCGAACGCTACTGCTGATGCTCTCATCGCTGATGTTATGCGATGTGATATACCAAAGCCACCCTGCGTGAAGGATTCTATCTTTTACGAGGCTTTAGAAGAAGTCCAGCGACTATTCGCTCCCCCCCAGAAGTACAGGCCAGTTCATTACTGTGATACTCGTTATTACCCATGGACTCTCAACTCAAGTGTTGAGGCACCGTATTCAACCGACCCTGCAGTCGTTGAACACCTTGAATACCTTTTTGAAGAAGGAATCATTACAGACAAAAAGAAGACATTTCATAATTTGTACAATTATGTTTTTGTAAACAACCGTCCGCTGATTCATTTGATTAAAGAAGGAAAAGGAAAAGGAGATAGATTTTTTGCATGGAATACATCTCATGCTCGCGCTCATCTCGTCAACGCTGACGAAGATGATAAAATTCGTTTAGTACATGGAGTTCCAAAACTCCTATTACAAGCTGAGGTCATGTTATTATGGCCGTATCTCAATTATTTGAGAAAAGGTACAACTCCAATTTTATGGGGTTACGAAACTATGGAAGGAGGGATATACAAATTATATTCTGAATTCTTTACTCGCGACTTTCAACCAGATGTTTTCATCGGTATCGACTGGTCATCATTCGATAAACGTGTTTCTTTTGCTTTAATTGACGAGATTCATTCTCGTTGGTTCGAATTCTTAGACCTTACCAAAGGCTACATGCCTTCTGCGGAGTATCCGGAAACGGAACTTATTCCCTGGAGAATTGAAAATCTTTGGAAGTATATGAATAACGCCGTAAAACATACACCCATGCTTTTACCTGATGGGTCACTATGGAAACGTAGGCACTCTACGTTGCCGTCTGGTATGCTACAGACGCAAGTTTTAGACAGCTGGATTAACGCTGTCATGACTCTCACTTGTTTAAAAGAGATCGGCTTTGATTTTACCAAGATTAAAATTAAAGTATTAGGAGATGATGATATCATCGCCGCTATTATGCCCCCCTCAGTTCAAATTCATGAGATTCTTCCAAGAGTCAAAGAAATTGCCTGGAGAAGATTTGGAGCTGAATTAAGCTTGAAATCTGAAGTTTCTGATTCATTAGAAAATATGCAAATTTTAGGCTATAGATGCGATAGGTCATTCCCTTACAGAGATCCTCGAAAACTATTAGCACAACTTCTTTACCCAGAACGCTACACTTCATTTGAAACCATGAAAGCCCGTGCAGTTGGAATTGCAATGGCATCTTGTGGAATGGATGAAACTGTATATAATGTATGTAAAGATGTTTTTGAATATTCATCTCGTCACACCGATAAACCCGCTAATCCGAAAGGATTCACATTCGCTAGTTATCTTACGAATGTTGTGGAGGTTGATTGGAATGTGTTCCCAGATAGACTTTCTCTTTTTGAAAGAGTTTTGTCCCCCCCGGTACAGAATTTGAGATTAGACAAAAGATTCTGGAATAAGGAAATTTTTCCATTTGAATATTAATGTATTATGTTTTATTATTAGTTTAGTTGTAGTGTATCTTTATTAATGATTTTCTTACATAAATAAAACTAAATTTAAACCTATTTGTGGCCGCCACGAGTGGCACCCCTCTGCTATCAGGACTCCATTGGACAACCCTGGGCATGGTTTCTGCTCAAGGACCGAGGTAGGTTTAATAGGGTGACGGCGTCGCTTGATCGACATGATCCCTGAACCTACTGAAGTCTTCTGTGTAACCACAGGCGGCACAGATAGGGGGCGTGGATAACAATTCAGCTTGCTGGATTGCCCGAAATTAACCGGCG